CTTCTGCTTGTCTCATTACTAAAGAAGTACCCCTTCAAGGGAACTTCTACCGAGTTGCGTGATGCGGCCTTGGCTAACGTCAAGGCGGGCGAGAGGCAATGTAGCCAATTCAATCGAATCGGTTATATTCGTCTCTTTGAGGATAGTGGGTTACCATCCACCTTTCTCACGCACGCTCAGAACTTCGTGTTCCGAGTGCTCGGTCCCTTCTACAGGGATAAGGTAATGAAGTGGTGCAGGCATGGGCCTGGCACATCGGTTGGCACCAAGAAAGACCACGAAAATGTGTACTTTAAGTACGCACAGTGGCCCTACTCCGTGTCTTCCCGTGCGTTCAGGCACGCTGAATGCTTGATCCGCTCTGACCCACGATGGTGGGGAGCACTCGAGGAGGACTATCGATTAGTCAATGGAATTCGTGAAAACGAAATCCTAGATTATGAGAAGTTCTTTTCTAATGTGTTCTCCGTTGTCAAGGGTAATCGGATCACTACCGTACCAAAGGATGGTCGCAAAGACCGTCCGATAGCGATAGAGCCGACGATGAATCTGATGCTACAGCTTGGAGTTGATGGTTATATCCGTAAACGTCTTCGACGTTGGGGTATAAACCTAGACTCTGCTTACAGCAACAGGGTTCTTGCGAGAGAAGGAAGCATCCGAAAGGATGCCGACTCACCTTGCACGTTGGACTTAGCTAATGCCTCTGACACAATTAGTCTTAGGATAGCTAAGTTACTTATACCAGGTGACTGGTATGAGTACTTGTGTGACCTCCGCTCCCCGGAAGGGGAGCTACCTGATGGGACACGCTTGCGTTATAGCAAGTTAAGTTCCATGGGGAATGGGACCACATTCGCAGTTGAGACCCTAGTATTCGCAGCAATCGCATATGCAGCGAGCATGGATGTTTATGGGTCATGGCAACGAGGACAGATAGTCATCTTTGGTGATGATATCATTGTTCCTGAAGCTATGGCCCGGCATACCGCTCACTACCTGCAAATCTGCGGTTTCTCGCTTAACACCGAAAAATCCTTCTTCGAAGGAGGTGTTAAAGAGAGCTGTGGTACAGACTGGGTCCGTGGTAGAAACGTGCGACCTGTACATCTCAGTAAGGTACCTGCCGATGTTACGCATCTGTATACTGTATTGAACCAGCTTAACCGTTGGTTCTTACAGCATATCGGGCGCAAGCCCCAATGTGTAACTAGTCTGATCTCCAATTGGATTCCTGAGCATTTAATGCTATATGGGCCAATTAGTGATGACGAATTCGACACGTACATACACACCGACGAACCGGGCCTTTACAAGGACTGGTCTTATTGGTGGAAATGTATCCAGCGTAGTCCGAGGCGTAGGGGCGCTAATAAGCTTCCATTCCGGAAGCTTATGAACGCTTTACGCCCAGGGCCGATCGTTGCCTCTGTATACTCGAAAGAGTATGCAAGGGTCGCAAGTGCATTCGTGGTAACGGTGAGGAACCGTTCCACACTAAGCGTAAAGACGCGTCGTACTCCTTTCTGGAACGATGCGTACAGTCCAGCTGATTCCATCAGACGTGATCAACCATCATGGCTGACCGAGTCAGGGCACTGATCCTTCACCCACCCGGGTGAGGGTACCTTTGTCAGTCTCGACTG